TGTCCGTTTACCCATAATGTAAATGGTTGTATTTGTTTCATATTATTTTATTATGATGTTAAAGTTATATTTCCTAAATCAATAGAATACTGCGGAAAAGGTGTTAGATATTCAATATAAACATAAGCTCCCGTAAAACCACCTTGTGTTATTACTACATTCATACCACTTGTAGTTGCACTAACATAATTACCTCCACTTGATAAAATAACTAAATTACTTAAAGCATTTAAACTACCTACTGAAAATGTTACTTGTAAACTTCCACCCAAAGCACTATTGAAATCAGCACTACAAACAGTAACTCTTACGACTGTTACTAAATTTATATTTGATTGACTTGTAAAAGGTATATTTAATTTTGTACCAGTTCCACTTGCTACAATTCCTCTACCATAAGTCCTCCACCTAAAATTACCTTGGCTTAAAATACTATTAGCTTCAATTTCAAATTGTCTTTCGCCATTAGTTGTATTTTCAGCGTAAAAAGAATTATTTGTATAAATAGTACCAGCTACATTTAATTTATTTCCGTTGTCCGTTGTTGTGCCAATAAGTAGGTTTCTGTTGCCCGTTAATCTCATACCTTCCAATGAATTAGTATAAAATATCATTGGTGTATTTAATGAACTAAAAAAATATGTATTATTTACATCTGCTACTATTTGCATTGCTCTAGAACCATTACCCCACATTTCAATAATAGATCCAGTTGCAGTGCCATCTAATTGTAATATTTTATATCCACTAATTACTAATGGCGCAGTAGTACCAATACCAACGTTGCCACCATTAGGTTGTAATATTAAAGGGAATGTAGTACCTAATGCAGTAGTAGATTGTGATTGAATCCAATTGCCAAAAGGTGCAGTTCCATAAGCGCCCATTATAATAGCATTATTTCCATCACTAGGTTTTATTACAGCACTACCATTAATTGTAGTTCCACTTGTAGCAGGAGCAGATGATATACCACCTTGTGCAGTTAATAAGCCGTTTGCAGTAACCGATGAACTAAATGTAGCTGCACCAGTAATTAAAGCCGTTCCGCTAACTTGTAGCTTTTGGCCCGCGTCAACAATTGTTCCAATTAAAAAATTTCTTGCTGCGCTTATTCTAGCTGCTTCCTGGGTGTTTGATAGTCCAGTGTCATAAATACCAAATAACATATTTCCAGCTGCACTTGTACTGCTGTTGAAAATACACATATCTAGGTTTTGGCTGTTTTGAATAAAATTATTAACAGCTGTTGCCAGTCCAATACCTATTCTTTTAGTTGCGCCTACTTCTGCGTTATCTATTCTTAAACTAGGTGACGTTGCGCCTACTATTTGCACCCCATTATCACCAGTTGCACTTGCTACTACTAATTTACCAGCACCAACAGTTGACGTGCCAATTAATACCTGGCCCGTTGTCTTTTTTACTGTTACTGGTTGAATAGCACCAATATTATCATAAATAGCAAAATCATTTGCACCACCATTGTACGAATTACCAATACGCCACAAACCTACGCCACTATTTTGAAAAGCAATTTTAGTGTCGTTTGTTGCTGTTGTTTGGTTAATTTGTATTATTTGATTTTGATCGTGATTAATACCTAAAGCCGTTCCAGGTGTATTAGTACCAATACCAAAATGTCCATTTGCAGCGTCCCAAAATAGATCATTAGATCCAGTAATAGTGCTTGCACCGTTCCAAAATGTAACTTGGCCATTTGCACCAGTACCAGTTACCGTTCCAGTACCAGGGCCACCAATTAAATCCCAGCTAGTACCGTTATCTCGGTAAAATGCAAATGTATTTGTACTCACAAAGATCCTACCAACAAAACCAGCTGCGGGCCTATTGGCAAAAACGTCTGCGTAAAACGCTGGCGTCTGTCTTTGGTTTAATATTGATAAATCTATATTAGGCATTATAATATGTAATTTTTCTTAACAGTTACTAGGTTATTAAAACCACCTGAATTTATGAAATTGGCAAAAAAGCGGCGCGTTGTAAACTCGCCAGCGTTTCCCTCAATTTGTAAACTTTGATTTTGTTGCAGTGTAACGTTTTCAATTTGCACCGCATTGGATCCGTAATTAATAAACAGAATACTGTTACAATCACTTGTAACGTATCCACTAACATCATACGTTGTAAAGTTTACGTCGTATTTTATAAGATCCGCTGTTACTTTATAATCAGCCATTTTATTTTAATTAAAGGTGAAAAGAAAATTAAATAGTGTAAGGCACGCCTACACGTTTAACTCCACTTACCTGGTTAACGTAATAAGTTTGAAATACGCCGTCTTGTTTGTATTCTAATTCGCGCGCTGGTGCAGTAAAAGACATAATTTCGTCTGTTATTGTTACGCTTTCAGGTTTAATTGCTGGCGCAGTTAACGCTGGTTGATTAGGTACACTAGGCTGTCCTGGTTGATCCTTAAAACCTGGTGACGTCACTGGTAATTGATCACTTGATTTTTTCTTGTACATAAAAAAATACCAGTAAGCGGCTCCAGCTGCTAATAACAATATTAAATTTTTATTTTTCATAATTTTAAATTTCTGCTTGTGCTTTTTCATAATCACTTAATAAATCAGCTGGATCGTCAATAAATTGACCAGGCCCCAAAGGATCTACAATTACTGTGCCTTTTCTTTTAGGTTTGTTAATAGCTGCATAAGCAATTACGCCACCTAATAAAAGCAATATCAATAAAGCGCCTTTTTCTTTCATAATATTAAAATCTAAATTTTATCCCTTTTCTACGGTAGTTGTCGTTAACAGTATTAATTTGATCACCGTCTAAATTTGATTTGATAAAACTAACTAAATCTTGTAAACCTGCATAAGGTACTCCAAAAAGGTATTCCTGGCGTTTTCCAAATGATTTGTATAAAGTAGCAATATCAGCGTCATTTTTGGCTCTAGCTAATTGATAAATAGCGTCGTCTTTATCGTCCGAAAGTCCGCTATATCTTAACGCTTCATAAATTCTATTTGCAATAATTGTCCATTCGCCTACCGATTTGGTAGGGGTTTGCAATCTTATTGCGTCACTTATATATGTGTCAATGTTTCCAGTATTAATTCTCTCTTGCTCTAATTCAGCCGCACTTTTAACAATACCTAATTTAACTAAAATAGGCTTTACTATTAAAAAGTAAGTAATACCAGCACCAATTGCATAAATAGCAATTTTTTCTGTGCTTGCATTTAATATTTTATTCTGTCTAGGCATTTTTATAAATTATAACATAAATAATAATGAAGATAGTTTGCCGCTAGACATTTCATTTAATTTTCTCAAATGATCTATTGTAACTCCTTTATTCATTAAAGATCTCAAAATTTCAACTGCTTCGTCCTCGTCACCTATTCCAGCAATTGCCGTTGGTGTCCCGCCTTTTGTTATCATTCCGCTAACTAAAGACATCACGCCAGCTATTAATGCTTCTTGCAATTGTGGGTTGCTTAACATTTGATCAATTGGGCTTTTTGGTGCTTCTTCTTCTTCTTCTTCAATATCTTCCATTGCTTCAATTGCAGCTATTCTGCTTTGCAACATTGCATTTTGTTCTACTAGCTTTTCCAGTAACATTTCAGTCCTGGGGCTTGCCATTCCAGACATTGTTTGCATTGGCATTAATGACTGTGGCCTATTTAGCTGAAAAGAAATACTGGTAAGGACTGGGCCATCTTTTTTAGCTTTGCCCCTTCCAGTATTTCCCTCGCTAATAACTTGAATTAAATACGGGTTGTAATTTTCTATATTATTGCGCAGCTGCGTTAGAGCGTTTACAAGTTCCTGGCGTCCAATTTCTTTTTCACCAACAAAGTTGTAACGCAAATATTGTGGCGTCGGGTTGACGCCAGCAAATATTTTATATTCGCTTCCTTCTGCTGCGTCATAAAAATTTATGACTTCATCAATAGTAAATATTTCAGGTCTAAACGCTGCCATAACATAAAAATTTTACAAGTAGTAATAAACGCCAAAACTATACGCCACATTTGTGGTGCCTAGTGCAGACGGCAAAGATACAAAGGATTTTGTCCAGCTAATATCAATATCATTCATACTTGGTAATTGAAACACAAAAGGTGTAGCGCTATCGCTAATATCTTGTAGTGCAACCAATGGGATATTGTAAATTAACTGCAAATCACCCTGGTATAAAGTCAAAAATGACTTTTTCAAATCAGCTAGCGCAACTGGTGTTGATCCAGTAAGCGGCGTTGCTGAAATTGATCCAGCGGCGTAAACTTGTACAGCCTCAATCTTTGCGTTCCGAAGCTGGGGAAGATCTGGAAAAAAGTACCTCGTTAATGTACTTCCGTTTGGTACGTTTATTTCCACCGCTTCAAATCTTTTGATACGCATATCTTAAAATTAATAAATTAAAAAAAGTGAGGGTAATGTCCGACCCTCGGCGGCGGCGTTTAAGGCCCGCCAGGCACATATTGTCAATACTATTTAACAGTAGTAACGTTTTGACATAAGATACCGCGTTGGATAACAGCGATAAAGCTATTAGCTAAAACTGTTGCTGGCGCACCATTTGCAGTTAACTGGAAATTGATGTTAGCAGCACCGTTCATTACGATACCTGGCTCAACTGGGTAAAACGCATCTTGACTTGCAGCCCATTGATCCACTGGGAAAATTGTTTGTGCAGTAATACCAACGCCGCCTTGTGTTTGTGGCACAAAGTAGTGACGTAATACGTCCCAAGCTGGTAATACTTGCTCGTTGTTGATAGTAAGGTTTAAATAACCATTGTAAATACTCCAAAGATCATCATCAGTTGCAGCAGTAAAAACGGTACCATTTGGATAAGTGTAAAGCGGCGCTTTTGTGCTTGTTGCTGCTCCTACTCCAATTAATACTGCAATTTCAGTAGTGATAAAAATATCTTGTAAGTTAAGACGCTTTTCGTTTACGCGGCTTGCACCGTTTTGCGTGTCGTTAACAAGTACTGGAATATGATAGTTCGCAATAGAAGTGCTTAAAGCTACTTCACTGCGTAAATATGACTGCGTCAATTTAGCGTGTTCAACTGAATAACCTAAACTGCGCACTAGGGTTTTCGCATTTTCGAAAACCATTCTGCTTCCCATTTGAGTTGCCATTTGTTATAAGTTTTTTATTTTTTTAATAAAGGTGAAAGAAAAATAATTAACAGCCTTCCTCGTCCAGGCCAGCTATTGACGGCGTCATATAGCTTTTGTCAACTAATCCCTCGCGGTTGTAGTATGCTGCAATCATTGGCGCTTTATAATCAGCGTCATTTGACATTGCACCGATACCGTTTAATACTCCAAAAGATTGTACAAGTTTAAGACCACCGACAGCGATCATACCAGCTGCAAGACCTTGACCAGCTGGCCCTTTTACAAATTTTGGTAAAAATAAACCAACTGCAACTGGTACAGCTGCGCTAATTTTTGCATTAATTCCAGCTGGTAAAACTTTACCAACTAATTGTGCTGCTGCTGCTCCCGCAACTGTATAAAGTACAGTTGAAGCTGCGCCGCCTACTTTGCCAATACCAGACATTCTGCGACGTCTGTATGACTTTCTTTTAGATGCTGCTTTTCTTCTACGCATTTTTTTTGTTTTTTAAATTATTGTGAAGGTTTTATTTAATAAGTATTTCCTAAATCAAATTCGTCCTTTGTTGCTTTTGCATATTCAATAGCTAATAAATTTCTATCTGGTACGCTTAACAAATTACTCCAACTACCTCTACCGCCAAATTCTTTTTGATATTTTTGTAAAGCTGCGTCAATATAGTATCGCCATAATTTAGCTGCTTTATCAATGTCGTATTGACCTTTCAAATATTTCTTTGATAAATTTTGTAAAATTGGTTTCCTTCTTTGATAATATAATTGGCTGTCGTTATCAGCATACAACTGTATTTCTCTTGCAGCGTCTTTATCCTTATAAACTGGCATTGATCCAATTTTAATATTCTTACCAACTCCGCTTACTACACGAATATTAACGTTATGACTTTTTGTGTCTTTATGTAAGCCAGCAACTCTACGCACGTGCTTTTTAACTACGCCGTATTTAGTATGTTTTTTCTTTGCTGCTTTTTTAGGTGCTGCTTTTTTTACAACTTTCTTTGCAACTTTTTTAGGTGCTGCTTTCTTTACAACTTTTTTAGCCGCCTTTTTAGGTGCTGCTTTCTTTGCTGCTTTCTTTTTAGGTGCCGCGCCTACTTTTTTACCGTAAACGTGTGCAAACGCTTCTTTTAATGAAACGCCAGTTTTTTTTCTGTATTCAATGGCTTTTTTAAAATTGGCCTTTGCTGCTTTTTGTGCTGCGGTCATTATTTTTTCATTTTTGTTATTAAGAAAATACCAGCGCCAACAATTCCCAGTGTTACCCACATATTCATTCCAGCTGTTTGCGTCCCTGGCGTTCCTGGTGTTTGCGGCTTGTAGTTTATTTGTTCCTTTGTAAAATAAGATCTATTTAAAAAATTATTTTGTAAATCGGGCCTTTGTAACAAAAATCTTTGTCTGTAATTGTCCAAATAACTATTCCAAAATAATTTGTCCTCAGGGGTAAGCTGCATATAATCATTCGGGTAATTTTGACGATACCAAAACAACATTTCATTTACGTCCACGTCAGCGGCCTTAAAATTTTGCTGGCTACCAGCAATTACCGTTGCAAGCCTGGCTCTAGCGTCTTGGCTAGTAATTTGTTGCTTTACTGTATTAATTACAGCCCTAGCGTCTTTAGCTGGACTTTGAAAAGCGCCTCTAAAAAAAGGAACTAGTGCTGGCAATGCCTTTGCAGTAATAGAAATAATTGCTGCAATTGGTACTACTCCAATTTTATTTGCGTTTCCGTAATACATTATTTTTTCTTAAAGATTAAAAACGCTGCTAAAGCTGCTCCACCAATTAACAAAATTGTGTTTGTGTTAATCCCGCGTGGCTGGTTTTGTAACGGCATTTGCGGTTGAAACGGTTGTTGTGGAAAGTCAGGTGAAAATGATCCACCAGGACGAGAAGCGCTTATAATTGTAGGCGCCGCTGTTACTAAACTTTCAAAAGCACGCGTCCAATCAAACTCACCAATCCCAGCCATATTTGGTAAATCTTGTAAAGCAACAGTAATTTTATTTATTGCTACTTTGTATTGAAGTTCTTTGCTTGATCCTGGGGTAATTACGCCAGCTTGTAAAAGCCTATCACGTTCCCTCACCAGTTTATCCCTAAACGCTTCCATTTCTGCGCGTTTATCATTTGACGCATAACCAAGTCCGCTTAATGCAATTAGTGCCATTTTTATTTTTTTATCTTTATAAAAACTAGGTTGTCTTTTTTCGTTAAATCTTGCTAACACTGGATCAATCCAAATTTCTTTTTTTGTTCCAGGGTACATAACAGCAAAAACGTGTTGCGGCTCCCTAGTATTATCTTTATATCCAGCAAATCTAAACGCTAAAGGCACTTTAAAAATACCTTTTCTGTTTAAACTATCTAGCACCCCATTTGCAAACAGTGCATAACTTTTGCAATCACCAGGCATAGCTACAATTGCGCTAGGACTTCTTAAAGTTTGGTTGTTATTACTTTCAATGTAATAAGGTACGTTTGACTTTAAAAAATTCCAAATATTTCGCGCTGTTTCCAATTCACTTTCACCGACAAAATAATTACTTATTTTATCATATTCGTCTGCATATTGATAATGTGTGTTAACAATACCGTCTATTATGTCGCCTACTGTTTGATCAGTACTCACAACCTTTTTAAAGTTTTTAAAAGGCGCCAGCTTTTGTAGCACCACGCTTTTAGAAACCATTAAAATTATATTTTATATCAAAAGGCAATCTTACGCCGTCAACCTGGGCTGTGCCAGCTAAACGAAAATTAGCCCTTTTTAAGGTAATTATTTCACGAATTGAACTTATTGCACCTTCTAGCGTACCAACAGACATTAAAGGCAAAACAGCCTCGCTATTTGCAGATACCAATGTTTCACCATTGTAGTAGATATCAGCAACCTTTAAACCGCTTTCAGTATATAACTGAGCGCGAATATTGCCTATTTTAACTCTAAACGCTGTGGGGTTGTAAACTGTAAAATCAATGTTAATGCGGGGATCAAGTACAGATCCGCCAAAACCTATTCTGGAAATTACATAAGTGACGCTTTGAGAAAAGCGGAATTTACTATATATCCAGTAAGCTGCTGCGACGCCGACAAAAGCTGTCAACAATTTTTTTGCTGTCATACCTTACAAAGTTACGAAAAATCATTGAAAAAACATAAAAAAAACTTTTTTTTAAAAATAGTGTGTGTTGGTTAAACTTTTAGTTTAAAATTTATTATCTTTGTACCTCTGGTAAAAAGATAAAAATTAAACCACCTATTTTAAACCGATTAAACTGGTTTAAATTATTTTCTTTTCACCTTTAATTAAACCAGTATTTAATCCAGTACATACCAGGCACAAAAAAACCAGCACTGGGCTGGTATTTTGGCGGCGTCCTAAGCTGCTAGATGATTATTAATTGTTCAGCCAGACGCGGCAATAAAAACGCTTTGTTTTTTTCTCGTATAAATTTACATAATGTCCACCAACTTTGCGGGCAAAATCAATAAAATTTTCAACTCGGTTAATGTTTCTATATTTTTTGGGTGTAATATTTTTGTGATCCTCAAAAAAAATAATTGCTGTATAATATTCCATTTTTACTATCTTTGTTATGAAAGGAAAATAAAGCGGTTAATTAGGGTTAACTGTTTTGTCCAGGCGGTCATATTTTTGGCCGCTTTTTTTTGCAATTAACTTTAAAAATTCTACGTCCTCAGGCTGTAATATAGTGCCGTTAAACTCCAGCCGCCATTGCTTTCCAACCTTTACCAGCTTAAATTGTTTTTTCATAATCATATATGCAATAAAGCGCCTAGTATCTTTTTTCATAAAGGTTATTTTCATTTTTATAAATAAATTTTTTGTCAATCCAAATTTTGCAAAGTTGTTTGGCCCAGTTGGTACCTTTTGCGTTTTGCTCTTGTATATCCGCTATTAAATCTTTATAACTGGTAGGGCCGTAAATAAGCTGGTTTATTAAATTTTTGTGATCTAGTTCTGTAAATTGTTTTGGGTGCTTTGCAGTGTCTTTTTTGCTTTCACCTTCAATACTTATTTGCTGCCAATTGCCTGCAATATTCATTAATACGACTGGATCAAAATCTTCACTAGATCGTAAAAATCTAGGCTGTAAAGTAAACGTCTTTTTATCTTTATCTTTTACAATTTCTAAAGTGCTAGAAGCCCAGCGGTCGCAATTGGATCCCAGGTGTCCTAAAGTTTGCGCGCCCAGGCCTTTACCCTGGTGAAGCACGCCCACAAATAAACAGTTATAAATTTTGGTAAGTTTTTTAAACCAGTTGACTAGCTTTCGGCTTTCTACTTCGCTGTTATAATCAAAAATAAGATCCAAAAGGCCGTCAATTATAACAATCGGGCAATCGGGGTTATTTTCTAAATAGTTTACAATTAAGGCCCTAATTTCACCTGGGCCGTCCTCGCGCACTGTAAAACAATCCGCCCAGGGCGGTAAGTTGTTTAAATTAGAAAAGTGCTTTATTTTATTAACTTGTCTGTAAAAATCAAAATCGCTGCTTTCCGTATCAAAATAGGCTATTTTTCGCCTATTTTCAGGAAAATGTACTTTCATACCAAACACGTCGCCTGGTTGAAATGCTGAAGCAATTGCAGCGGCTAGAAAGGTACTTTTGCCCGCCTTAGGCAATCCACTAAAGACAATAAAATTTTGGATCGTTCCAATGGGTTTATCGTCAATAGTGAATATTACCTGGCTTTGTGGGGGGATAAAATCGGGCTTGTATTTTCTTTGTGCTAGTTTTTCTTCTAAGGTTAATTTGTTTTGTCCGTCTGTCATTAGATCCGTTGTAAAAAAGCGGTTAATACAGCTGCAATTATTAGGGCTATTGCAGCTTGTTGGTTATTAGTCAATCGAAATAACTGGGCTAGTTTCTTTTTCATTTTCAATTTTTTCTAGGGTTAAAAAATATTCGTTGGTTAATACTTCGCACTCTTTTAAAAGTGTTGAAATTCCAATATTGCTTTTATTGTTTTGGCTTTCTTTTGCGCAAAGGATTTGTAATAAAACGTGTTCGTATTTTGTTAGTCCTGGTATCGGTGCAATTAATCGGCCGAATTGATCCTGAACTGGCATTACTGGAAAAGCTGGTGCGTTTTTGTCAATTTTCATTTGTCTAGTTTTTAATGATGTTTGTAATTTCAGCAATAATTTTTTTTGCTTCAGGTGTATTTGTTGAATGTGCTAGCGCGTCTGTTGGGTGATAACCTAAAGGGCTATTCAATACCGTAACGCCTAGATCCCTAAATCTTTGGTAATATTTTTGGGCGTTTGCAAGTGAAGCGGCCCTGGATAAGGATCCACTCCAGCCATACGATCCAACAAAAACATATAATTTTGCATTAGGAAATTTTTGCCTTAACGTTTTTACTAAAATATCCAGTTTGTCATTTTTAGAAAATTGGCCATTTGTACCAATTGAAATAAAAACATTTTTAACGTCATAAGTAACTGGATAAGTATTTAGCGCGTTTATTAAATTAGAAACAAACCAGCCGCCTTTTGCTAAAGATTTATCAGTAACTAAATTACTAATTCTGGATCCAATACCTACTGCGTGGCTATCACCTACCATAAAATTTCTTTTTATTACTGTTGGTGTTGTCTTATTTGCAAAAAATTTATTTGCAATAAAGAAAAAGGCGCCAATACCTAGTGCAATCTTTAATAGTTTTTGTTGGATTTTTGTCATTTTATATTGTTTTATCTGTTTCCTTTTCTTTGTATTCCTTTACGGCTATTGAAAGGTATTTATTATTTGCTTTGCTAACCTTTACCCAGCCAGCAATTTCAAACAGCTTGCCGCCGTCTTTAAAATAGCCCTGGTAGTCAGGTTGCTTTTCGTTTTTTTTGTTTTCCACTTTGTTCATTGATCCAAAGCCGTCTGCTAAATCTTTTAAATACTCGTTTTTCATTTTTTTTTGTTGAAAAGGTTATAAAATTTAAATAGGTAAAAAAGTACATAGGCGCCGCTGTATGTCATAAAACATACTGGCACGCTAATTATTATAAAAAATAATATTGCTGTAAATCTAATAAGTTTGCGCCTCACTGAAAAGAATTTTCAAGCCTTTTAATTTCTAGTTGAAAATGATCCAGTGCAGCGTCTATCAATATCCTTATTTCAAAAGATAAGTCAAATGGCACGTCATTTTCATTTAACGATAAAAACTTACCGCTACTAGAATAAAAGAAAAAAGTGCATTGCTCAAATGGAGTTAAGGCTCTAAGGGCCTCTAAACGTAAAATTTTACTTTGTAAGCTGGCAATTTCGCCCAGGATCTTACTGTCGGTTTTTAATTGCATAAAATAGGGTTTTTTGTTTGTCTGTTGTAAAATTATAGTAAAAACGTTTAAACTACCAAATTTATTTTTTTTGGGCATAAAAAAGCCCGATATAGATATATCAGGCTTCCTTTTTGTACTAGACCATTGAAATTTATATAACCAACTTGCTTACTTTTTCAAAAATAAGGCTTTTTCGCTATTTCTACGCCTTACTAGACCAGGTAAAACTTTTCTTACTCCAGTTCTAGTGTCAAATGCTGTTGTATATCGGTCAAACCCCTTTGCAACTTCTGTTAACGGCTTACCAGCGTTTAAATCTTTTAATAATTGGCTACCTCTAAACCCAGTGCCTCTTGCAGCGCTACCTGGGCCAATATTGTACGTCAATGATGTCATAGCCACCATTTGATTTTCGTTTACTGGTACCTTTACGCTATCTGCTACATAATTATAATACTTTTCAGCCGATTTTATAAACCAGCGGCGTGCCGTTGGCTCGTCTATTATGTCGCCAGCTTGCACTTTTCTGTTTTTATCCCAGTTCCAGCCTTCACCGTAACCAATTGAATATTGCGCAAAGTCCCACTTTGCTTTAGGTATAAAGGTTTCCCAGCCTAAAGCAATATATTTAAACAATTGATCCTGGATCTCTGCATACGTTGGTTTACCTGGCGTTTTCTTACTATCCATAATTATATATATTGCAACTGCAACCGCTAAAGCGACCACATATTTTTTTTTCTGTGTCATTATTCGCGACCATTTAAATCAGTTTTGCTGTCTTTTGCTGCAATCAAACCTAATCCAGTTAAAATTGCAGTAACGCCACCAACTACGTCACCGCTTACAATTGTAGCAATACCAGTAATTAATGCGCCTAGTCCGAATAGTGATGTTTTCCAATTTTTAAACATATCTTTTATTTTTTAGTAAAAAAATCAAGTTTTGTTTCAATGCGGGCCAGCCTATCTACTATTTCGTTATTAGTGCTATTGTGTTTTGAAAGATCACTTTCAATTTTATCTAATCTATTTTTAGTAGTGAAATAAAACCCACCACCAGCACCAATAAAAATTATAATACTAAATAACAGATCTGTCGCCATTTTCCTCGTCTTTTAATAATTCCCTAGCAACTGCGTTATAAGCGTCCGCCGCTGTCATTGCAGCCGTTAAGTTTTCAAATAGTCCGCTTTTGCTTGCTGCGTCTAAAATTTGTTTTAAAATTGCTAGTGCTTGTTTGGTTTCCATTGGTTTTGTATTTTAAAAGTTGATTAAGCTAGTGTAATATTAAGCTGCGTTGCCGCCCATTGGTAAGCCCACTGGTTAACGTCGCTTTCCGTTCCCCATTGGTCGTATTGCGGCTCCACCATTGTTAAATTTCCGTCTGCTAGTTTGCTCGCGTCTGCATCTAATAACTGCCAGTAAAACGTTGCACTATTTAATAAGTTATCATTAATGATAATTAAATTAAAAAGGGTTGCGGTTACTTGTTGTCCGTTTACCCATAATGTAAATGGTTGTATTTGTTTCATATTATTTTATTATGATGTTAAAGTTATATTTCCTAAATCAATAGAATACTGCGGAAAA